GGCATGAAGTTACTTATCCCAAGACAACTGCAATTCGTTGCAGAGCGTCTGATGGTATCTAACCTTCGTGTTGGTACAGCGGACAATGATACAAACGCACTAAGATCAATGGGTATGTTGCCTGACGGTTATGCCGTTAATGACTTCCTAACAGATCCTGATGCATTCTTTATCATGACTGATGCTCCTCGTGGAATGCTCCACTTTGAGCGTACTCCGCTAGCCACAAACATGGAAGCAGACTTCGACACAGGTAACATGAGGTTTAAAGCTCGTGAACGTTACAGCTTTGGGTTCTCAGACCCACGTTGTATTTTTGGTTCACCTGGAGCCTAAACTGTGATATAGGGAGGTATTACCTCCATTTTGATTGGGGCAGCTTCGGTTGCCCCTTTCTTTTTGTTTAAAGATAAGTTACTCTATTTGTATCCCTGACAGTCACATGGTGTGGCTGACTAACCCTAGACAGGAGATCAACATGGGTACGACAACTTTTTCAGGTCCGATTCGGGCAGGTAATATTAGAAATACAACGGGTACTGTCGTTGGAACAGACATAGCAAACGTTGGCTATGTTGTAATGACTCAACAACATGTAATGGATATATCTGGCGGTGCTGTTGCAGCAGAAGCCACAAATGTAGTTATTCCCGCTAACTCAAAAATTGTAGACATAATTATTGATTTAGAAGTAGCTGCTAACACCACAACAAATATTAGTGTTGGTGATACTGTAGGCGGTGCCGCGACTCTGGTTAATGCTGTTGCTTCTGGAACCACTGTAGGTATCAAAGCTTTAGGTGCTTCTGGTGGTGGTACACTTACATGGAAGAACACTGGTACAGCCGATTTAAAATTAACAGCTACCTCAAGCGCAGGTACGAATGCGGGATCAGTTGTTATAACAGTAATGTATGCTCAGGCTTTTAACACTGCTGTTCAACCTTAATAGGAGATGTTAAATGGCTGCTTCTATTTCTGCAAAGACAGTTACGTCTACTGGCACGTTACAAGGCGGTAGAACTAGACTAAAATCATTCTATGTAAAAACTGCGGGTAGCGGTTCTCCTGCGGTTGTGTTCAAAAACGGTAGTGGTGGAGCAACACAGTTATCTATGGTCTTTCATCAAAGTGATGATAACCAGATTACCATTCCAGATCATGGTATGATCTTTAGTGCTGAGTGTCATGTGACGCTTACCAACATTGACTCAATTACTGGATTCTTTGGTTAAAGCAACGGCGGTGTAAGAGCCGCCGTTTTTTCTGAGGGTAAGATGGCTAAGATCGATAAAGATAGAATGAAGTGCAACAAACCAAAACGTCAGGTTTCTGGCGGCAAGAAGTTTGTTGTTAAGGCGTGTGACAAGGGTAAAGAAAAGATAGTCAGATTTGGGGACGCCAATATGACTATCAAGAAATCAAACCCAAAACGTCGTAAGTCTTTTCGTGCTCGTCACGGTTGTGATAAGGGAACATTAGATAAATTAAAGGCCAAGTACTGGTCTTGTAAGATGTGGTGAATAAAGTGAACAAACAGGTCACGATAACTCTTGTAACAGCTTTTGTCCTCGGTGTTGGAGGTGTTGGTTACAGTTGGGCTGATTGGGTTACAAAGACTTTGATAGCTGTTGATAAAAGAACAGAGGTTATGGCCTTACAAATTGATTATATAAAGACAGAGATGGAGAGGACATATGGCAATCTTGAGGGCGCAGATGCAGCAGCAAGTATCCAAGCCTCCATCAAAGGGGATGACTAATGGCAAAGAAAAAATCAAAAAAAGATGCGTGTTACCACAAAGTAAAAAGCCGATACAAAGTATGGCCAAGCGCATACGCTTCAGGGGCACTTTCTAAGTGTAGAAAAGTTGGAGCCGCAAACTGGGGTAACTCTGCTAAGAAAGCTGAAGGTGGGGTTATATCCTCAGTGGACAATCCAAAACGCACCGCAGTACAACAGTACGCCCCTGGTGGAGTTATAGCTGCCGGATGTGGTCAAGTCGAAGAATCTCGTCGTAAACGAACAAGGACATTCTGATGGCGAAAAAAAACTCTTTACGAGAGTGGTTTGGTCAAAACGACGGTAAGGGATGGGTAGACTGTAAGACTGGCAAGCCTTGTGGTCGTCAAAAAGGTGAGAAACGAAAAGGATATCCTGCTTGTCGTCCTACCATGGCGCAGTGTACGTCTGCTGCAAAAAAAAAGAAATCATCGAAACGTATCAGTTGGAAACAAAAGAAAGCAACTGGTGGTGTAGTAAGAATCTTTTGAAAGGAGATTTAAATGGCTAAAAAGAAAAAAGGCTACAGAAACGGTGGCAAGACTAAGCCCAAGGGAATGAAGAACGGTGGCAAGACTACCCCCAAGGGAATGAGAAACGGTGGCGTGTCTAAAGTCAAAGGCATGAGAAACGGTGGCAAGACTAAGCCCAAGGGAATGAAGAACGGTGGCGTATCTAAGCCCAAGGGCATGAAAACTGGTGGTGTACCTAGTGTCAAAGGCATGAGAAACGGTGGCAAAGTGGTGAGGATCTTCTAACTATAATGCCATATTTACAAAGTAATATTCCTTATTTTAAGGCATGGGTTCGTCGTGAATACACACATAATCATGACCAGTATCATGGTGAGTTTCTTCATGCTATGGTTGTTGCTGTAACAACTATTCCTAACAGATCTCTTAGTTTCCAAGTAATCTTTACTGGTTGCGAGGCAGAGGGTGAAGAAGAGGACACCGTTCACGGTGGTGCAATGTGGGCAAGAATGCCCATATCAGCATTGGTTGCTGACATCCCTTTAGATGAGTGGCCTGAACCAATGGCGACACATGATGTGCAACCTTGGGATTGTGCTTCTCATGACCATTCCGTGTACGTCTTAGATAGAGCTACACCATGCCCATGGTTAGCCAAAATAAACGGTGAGATGTTTCCTGCCAAGTATTTGTTTACTGTAGACTATACCAACAGTGAGATCGCAGATGATCCTGCACAACATAAGCAAAGTCATGTGATGCAGTTGTTAGATGCCGGAGAATGGACAGGGAACATAGTAGCGTTACCAAACAATCGAGTAAGGGTTACACACCCTGCTTGGTTTGCAGTGGGTGAGGGTGCACCAGACTTCAGACCATCACAACATATACACTATTCAAAAAGTGATTTAGACTATACACTAGATGTTAATCGAGTATTTGATAATCTTTATAATCAGGAGGATGATGATGGCTAAAAAATCTTTCCCAGACTTAACAGGGGACGGCAAAGTCACTCAAAAAGATATTTTAAAAGGTCGTGGAGTACAGTTGAAAAAGGGCGGCTCTGTAAAAGGGTTTAAAAACGGTGGCGTTGCAGTGATCAAAACAAACCAGAAACCACATATGAGTTGATACAATGACAACATCAGGATCAAGAGACTTTAACCTCGATGTCGGAGAGATAATTGAGGAAGCATACGAAAGATGCGGATTAGAGGTCCGAACGGGCTATGATGCTAGAACGGCACGTAGGTCTTTAAACTTGATGTTTGCAGACTGGGCTAACAGAGGTTTGAATCTCTGGACTGTAACTCAAGGCACAATTACTTTGACAGCAGGGCAAGCCCAACAAACTTTGACTTCAGATGTCGTTGATGTTTTGGAAATTGTTCTCCGTAGAGATAACACTGACTTTACAATACAAAGGATAAGTCGTGGTGAATATCTAACGATACCAAATAAAACCACACAAGGTCGGCCTAGTCAGTTTTATTTTGATAGGCAAATAGACCCTGTAATAAATCTTTGGTCTGTTCCAGAAAACTCTACTGATCAATTAATTTACTATTATGTTCGTAGGATCGAAGATGCCGATGCTCTTGTTAATACTACTGATATGCCTTTTCGTTTTTATCCTTGTATGGTGGCGGGGTTAGCGTATTACCTTTCAATGAAACGTGCTCCTGAACGTGCGCAGCTTTTAAAGGTGGTTTATGAGGAAGAGTTTCAACGAGCCGCAGACGAAGACGAAGGACGCACTCCTTTAAAGTTACAACCTAGTATTCAATATTTGAGGGTTTAATGTCATTTGCTTCTGGAAAAAATGCATACGGCATATCAGATCGATCAGGACGACGTTATCGTTTACGAGAAATGCGTCTTGAATGGACTGGTTCTTTAGTTGGTCCCGATGAGTTTGAACCAAAGCATCCACAGTTATTTCCCCCAAAAGCTTTT